GATGCCGACCTGAACGAAACCTCGCTCGAGCAGGCTGTGATTGACATCGCAGCGTTCACTGACGAGCGTGGCCTGCTGATCGCCGCACGTCCGCGTAAGCTGATCGTGCCGCCGTCGCTGATGTTCGTTGCAACCCGTCTGCTGCAGACGGAACTGCGTGTCGGCACCGCCGATAACGACATCAACGCGCTCAAGTCGAACGGCTCGATCCCCGAGGGCTACCGTGTGAACCATTATCTAACCGATACTGACGCATGGTTCCTGACCACCGATGTCCCGAATGGCATGAAGCACTTTGTGCGTACCGCCATGCAGACCTCGATGGACGGCGACTTCGACACGGGCAACGTGCGCTACAAAGCGCGTGAGCGTTACTCGTTCGGTGTTTCCGACCCGCTGGGTATCTACGGTTCGCCGGGTGCATAAGTTCAATTGAACTTATAGGAAGGGGCGGCTTCGGTCGCCTCTTTCTTTTTTAGGGGTATGTGGTATTATTTTCCTGTCCCTGACAGCCATATGGTGTGGCTGACTCAACCCACGACAGGAGATCAACATGGGTACTTCGACGTTTTCCGGCCCGGTAGTATCGACCGCTGGCTTTATTTCTGGCGCTGATTCGCTGGTTTCCGCAACCGCTGCAACGCTGACCGCAACCTCTGCATCACACGCAGGCCGCACCGTCCTTCTGGATCGTGCCGCTGGCATCGCTGTGACTCTGCCTGCCGCGACAGGCACAGGCAATAGCTACCGCTTTGTAGTAGTTACTACGATCACCTCGAACAGCACCACGATCAAGGTTGCTGACGCGACCGACATTATGGCTGGCGCAGCCATTGTCGCGAACGACTCGGATGCTTCTGCTTCGATCTTCGAGACTGCAGCGGACAGCGACACCATTACCTTCAATGGCTCGACTACTGGTGGCATCAAGGGTTGCACGGTTGAGCTTCAGGACGTTGCCACCAACCTGTGGATTGTCCGTATTGTTGGCGCAGCGACTGGCACTGAAGCTACTCCCTTCTCGGCCACCGTTTCGTAAGGGCTGAGTTATGGGTAAGCTAAACAGCAAAGTCCAAAACAAGGGGGCGGCGAAAGCCGCTCCTGCAAAGCCTGCAGCGAAAAAGGCCTCTGCAAAGAAGGAGGGCTAAAGCATGTCTTTATCTGACGTACAGGCCAAATACATTGCGGCTGACACGACCGCCGCAGATGCTGACGGGGTCTGCCAGTCGCAGACACCTGCCGGAGGCGGTGTGCAAAACCTGACGATTAACGGTGCGTTGTCGTCTGGTGGTGTTGCTACATTTACTGCAGCGCGCCTAATAACGATTGCGTCTGCGTCAGATGATAGCGGGCGTACTTTCACCGTGACTGGTACAGATGTTAACGGAAATGCACAGGTTGAAACCATTGCTGGCCCGGCGACTACTGTAACTGGAACGCTATACTTCCGTACAGTTACTCAGGTTTCTGTCGATGATGATACCGCTGGTGCCATTACTGTTGGCATGGCGAATGACTCATTGGATGTGATCTACGCGGGACGCGCGCGCCTTCGTGGAATCTACCTCATCCACTCTGGAACGGCTGGTCTATTGTCGTTCCGTGACGGAAGTGCAACTGGCACGGCACGTTTACAAGTTGCCACTATTGCCTCGGCCAATAGCGACCGGGACATCATTATCCCCGATATGGGTATTGTGTATGATGGTGGCGTTTACCTTGCCTATACGGCAGGCACGACAGTGTTCTCTAGCTTCACTGCAATGTATAGCTAATGTAACTATATCGACCTGCTTGTGGTCGTAAGGAGAATAGAATGGCTCGGGAACTAGCATCAATCTCTCGGTTTGGATTGACCGAGCCATTCGAACTTCAAGTCGCGCGAGGTCAGATTACAGGCCACAGCGTTCTTCATATCTTTGGTCACAACGTTGATGTTGATTCCACAGAGGAAACCATTTGGCCTGCGGGTGGCATTCTTGGGCATCCTGCTTCTGCCACGATTATGAAGATAAGTTCATCGAGCACAGATGATACATCTGCCGGAACTGGTGCGCGCACTGTCCAAGTTGTTGGGGTCAACGGCACTGGAGGGTATGTTCAGGAAGATGTCATTCTCAATGGGCAAACCGAAGTAAATACAACTAATACATACACTGCGATAGAGCGCATGACAGTCCTCACTGTTGGCTCTGGTGGCAAGAATGCTGGGGTTATTTATGCTGGGACAGGCACAGTCACGTCTGGCGTCCCTGCGGCTCCATACAGTGCTATTGGTATAGGAGACAATAACTCGCTTGTTGGACAGTGGACGTGCCCTACTGGATATACTGGTTATCTTGTCGCTGGCAGCATCACCACGGGCACAGCAAACCAAAACCAGTACATTACTGCGCGCCTAAAACAGCGCGGTACAGACGGGGTTACGCGCACCGCCGCAATCACGACGATTTCGGAGGGTACGTCAGACTATAACTTCTCATTGCCGATTAAGGTTAACGCTGGCGAGTCCATTTCCGCCACTGCAGTAAGCAGTGGAACCAACAACGACGTGGCGTCGTACTTCCAAATCATTCTAATCAGGGATTCGTTCTGATGGCTGAGGGCAAGAAAGACTCTCGTCTCGCTCGCGCTGGTGTCTCTGGCTACAACAAGCCAAAGCGCACACCAAACCATCCGACCAAGTCGCATGTCGTGGTCGCAAAGGAAGGCGACCAAGTAAAGACGATTCGCTTTGGTCAGCAGGGTGTGAAGACAAACCAGACCGCTGGTCAGCGTGAGGCGTTCAAGTCGCGCCACGCAAAGAATATCAAGAAGGGTAAGATGTCTGCAGCTTATTGGGCCGACCGTGAGAAGTGGTCGCCAAGCAAAACTAAATCTAGTTCCAAGAAGTGGGTTAAAGGGTCATGACAATATCTCGCGCACAGATGGCGAGTCAGCTAACGGGGAATAGAATGGCAAAGCGTCCTGAAAATAGAAAAGAAGTTCCTGCCTCTGATTTAGCTCCAAGCCCGATCATGATGATTTCTAAGGCCATCGAAAATCGACGCCGCAGGAAAGAGGATAAGAAATACCAGAAGTCACTAGAAGACATGGGTATGTTTGAGGATGCAGGCGGTCGCGGTTCGGTGCCAAGGGCACGGGCAAAGCAGTTTGGTAATGTGCAAGATCATCCTGATCGCATGGCTAAGGGTGGTCGTGTCACCCGTGGCGACGGGGCTTGCGTGAAGGGCAAGACAAAGGGTCGGTACATTTAATGCCACTCACAGCCAAAGGTAAAAAGATTAAAGCCGCCATGGAGAAGGAGTACGGGAAGGAGCGCGGAAAGCGCGTCTTCTACGCTTCTGAAAACAAGGGCACGATCAAGGGCGTTGCAAAGAAGCCAGCCAAGAAGGGTAAGAAGTAATGCCGTTCAAGCCTTCAGGTAATGACGCACAAGACCTCGCTATTCTTCGGGCTGCGAAGAATATCGATGATGGCGGCGTTACCAAGATGAAAGAAGGTGGCAAGGCCTCGCGTGTTAACGAGGCTGGAAACTACACCAAGCCCGGAATGAGAAAGGCTTTGTTCGAAAGCATCAAGGCTGGCGGCAAGGGCGGCAAACCGGGTCAGTGGTCTGCACGGAAGGCGCAGATGCTTGCTAAGCGTTATAAGGAAAAGGGCGGTGGCTACCGCGATTGAGCAAGACCTGCGTAGTTGGTCGCGTGAGGTCTTGGAGGTGCCAAGCACACACCTCAAGGGCTTACCGCCATGCCCGTATGCCAGAAAGGCATGGAGGGACAATAAAGTTCTCGTTATCGAATCAGATAACTTTGAGGAAGATGTAGCCCGGTACTGCCGCGATTTTTACGAGTTCGATAAAGAACTCATCGTCGTTGCGACATACGACATCCCAGACATAGATGATCTGAGCGAGTTTACGCATGCGTTGAACAACAGGCACCAATCCTTGCACTGCATGCAGTTCCATCCTGACTACGGCGCTGATGATGCAGAGATGGATTTCTTGACTGACAATGACTGGGAAAGCTCTAGCGTATACGAGTATTGCATGGTTTTCATACAGGATTTGCGGTTGGTTGTTGCGGCTAGTGACAGGCTGGAGCCGTTAGGTTATTATTCCGCATATCCTCGCGACGAGTATGAAGAGCTTGTCGTCAACCGCAAAAGGAGACTGGATCATGGCAATGAAACCTCGTGCGATGAAGAGCGGCAAGGCCAAGAAGATGATGCGCGGCGGTATGGCCGATAAGCCAATGGCTATGAAGCGCGGTGGCAAACCCGCTGCGAAGAAGATGATGCGCGGTGGCGCTGCTAAGAAAAAGTAATGGCAAAAGCGGCACCTCAGAAAAGCCTAGACAGATGGACAAAACAGAAATGGCGAACCAAATCAGGTAAGCCGTCCACTCAAGGGCCAAAGGCAACGGGAGAGCGTTACTTGCCTGAGAAGGCGATTAAAGCTCTTTCGCCGTCTGAGTATGCCGCCACGACCAAGGCCAAGCGTGAGGGCACACGCAAAGGCAAGCAGTTTGTCAAACAGCCCAAGAACATTGCCAAGAAGACGGCTGCTCATAGAAAGGCCAAGTGATGGCTGTAGTTACTCCAGACCTGCCGGAACTCTTCGAGGAAGCCTATGAGCGGGCTGGCTTGGAGATGCGCTCAGGCTACGACCTGAAGACAGCACGGCGCAGTCTAAATCTAATGACGCTTGAGTGGCAAAACCGTGGGCTGAACCTGTTCACGATTGATGCTGGCACCCTCGCTATTGCGGCTGGAACTGCTACTTACACCATGCCGTCCGACACCATTGATCTGATCGAGCATCAAGTCCGCACAGGAACTGGCACAAGCCAGACTGATACGGCACTGGAGCGCATCAGTGTCTCGACCTACGCCCAGCAGACCAACAAGAACACGCAGGGACGCCCCACTCAGATTTATGTGCAGCGCCTGCCGACAGAGACGAAGATAACCCTGTGGCCTGTGCCTGACGCCACAACCCCCTACACGCTCGCTTACTACCGCCTGAAGGGCATTGATGGTCTGTCGGCTGGTGTGGGCTCTTCGGTTAGCTCTGTGCCCCCTCGCTTTGTGCCAGCGCTGGTTTCAGGTTTGGCTTACTACATTGCTATGAAAAAGCCAGAGGCCGCCCAGCGTGTTGCCCCCTTACAGCAGGAGTATGAACGTCAGTTTCAACTGGCGGCGGGTGAAGACGAAGAGCGGGCATCGGTTCGCTTTGTTCCATTCAACACATACATGATGGGCTGATCATGTCGTTCGCCAAAGGCAAATATGCTTACGGGTTTTGCGATAAGACCGGGTTTCGCTACCCGCTGCGCGACCTTGTGCCCGAGTACAATAACGGTGTGAAGACAGGGTTCTTGGTTGGGCGTGATGTTGCAGACCCAGACCAGCCGCAGAACTTCCTTGGTCGTGTGAAGATCAACGATCCACAGTCTTTGCAGAATCCACGGCCAGACACATCACAGGATGCCAGCAGGCAGCTATGGGGTTGGAATCCAGTTTGGAACCCGGCTCAGTACATGGTAGGGTCTGTTGGAACAGTTACCGTCGTCACAACGGATGGAGAATGAAATGCCTGCACCCAAGAAATCCCCCCGCCCGACAAAGCGCCCAAGCACTGCCGAGGAGCGCGCAGCAGCAGAGCGCGGCAACCGTGCGGCAGAGCGTGAGGCTCGTGAGGCAGAATCCCTCATGAAGCGCGCCGCAGGCGGCAAGATGAAGATGGTTCGCAAGGGCGATGAGATGGTTCCCGCATTTGCCGCTGATGGTGTTGGCAAGATGCGTGAAGGCGGCATGTGCCGTGGCATGGGTGCTGCCACCCGTGGCGGACGCTTTATGAAAGACGGGTAAGTTCAAATGAACTATTCTGAGCTAGTACAAGCGATCAAGGATTACACGGAGAACACGGAGACTACCTTCGTGTCTAACATTCCTACGTTTGTGCAGCAGGCTGAGGAGCGCATTCACCGCACGGTGATGATTCCTGAGCTTCGCAAGAACGTCACTGCAAACATGACTGCAGACAATCGTTTCTTGGCTCGACCCTCTGACTTCCTTGCTCCGTTCTCTATCGCGGTAATTGATGGAGACGGAGACTACACGTTCCTTATCGACAAGGATGTGAACTTTATCCGTGAGGCGTACCCTTCTATAGCAACCACTGGATTGCCAAAGTATTACGCAGAGTTCGATGGCGATGTTCAGTCAACAAACTCTCCGGGGCACTTCATCCTTGGCCCCACCCCTGATGCTGCATATGGTGTGCAGCTTCATTACTACTTTGATCCTCCGTCTATTGTTACGTCTGGCACATCTTGGCTGGGCGAAAACGCCGAAGAGGCGTTGCTGTATGGCAGCCTAATCAACGCTTACATCTTTATGAAGGGTGAGCCTGATGTCATGGCCGCGTATCAGCAGTCCTATGACAATGCTCTTCGTCGCCTTGCAATGCTGGGTGAAGGAAGGTTGAAGCGTGATAGTTATAGGGATGGTGAGCCGAGGATTCAGATGTGATACCTGAAATTAAGTTTGATATCCCGCAACATGAACAGGTTGTTCTGGTAAAGACCACCAGTGGTCGCGGCTTTACGCCAGAGGAACTTGCGGAACAGTGCGTTCAGCGCATTGTGTCGGTTTCTGATAAAGCCCATCCGGGAATCAGAGACCAAGCCCGTGCTTTTTCCAAGCACATCGAGATGCTTGTCGCCAACTACATGCGCCAAGCTATTCTCAGCGACCGCACAACCGTGTATAATGCGCTGACAGATGCGGGCCACCCCGAACTGGCAGAACTTATAAGGAGACTCTGACATGGCCT